CACGTTCTCACCGTAGTGAGCGACGATCAGAATCTTGAGTTCGTATTCCTGCTTGATCAGCGCCTGCTTGTGCATCGTGATCTGCAAGGCTTCATTCTCAATGCTGTCGTCATGCAACAGCCGCTTGAAGACCGAGGGCTTCTTGTTGGCCTTCTCGTTGGCTAGGCGGTTGAAGTCCCCGAAAGCGCCGTACCACTTGCCGATCTGACCGGCAACGTCCTGTATCTCGCGCCCAGTGGCGACGAGTTTCTTAACAGCCCCAAACGCGGCATTCGCTGCTGAGACTGCCGCAAGAATGCCGGTTATGGGTTCCATCTATTTCAGGCCCAGGGCAGAGCAGGCGTCACCACGGGCGGGTTGGCCTGATTGTTGATCTGCGTTTGCACAGCAGCCTCAGTAGCGGCTTGGTCCACGCCGTTGGCCCACACCCATCCAATAACCTGCTGCTGAGTCAGATCAGCGTAGGGCGTGAAGGGATCGCCAGGACCGGGAACAGCACAAGTGCTGTAAACAGAGCCATTGAAGGTGCCGTCCGTGCCGGAGCAGGTCCAGTGGACGTTAAACACCACATCCGTGTTGCCGCCTTCCTGCGGGTAGCAGTCCATAGCGGTCACGGTCCAGTTGAAAGTCGTAGCCATTTGATGCTCCTAAAGAATTACCACCGTGTCTGTGTCTTCGTAGAACTGCATCACGCCACGGCATGCGATGTTGTAGTCCTGCCCGTTGGCGTCCAACTCCGTCCAAGACCGGGTTTCGATCCTGACGTGCTTGGCAAGGATTTCCCTGCTGCCCTCAAAGACGCGCCAGACATGAAGCATGGAGCCACGACCCGGTTGTCCGCGTGACTTATTGAACCGGATCGTGTACTTGTTCACGGATTGGCATGGGATGGACAATGTCACCAACTGCGCTGCCAGTCTTCTGCATTACCGCGTCAAATATTTGGTTGTGCCATTCGCGTCGTATGGGCGCAATTAAGCAATCAGGTGGCACCAAGTCTTCATCAATAGTACGCAGTGCATGGATACAAGCGCAAACAGTGCCGTCCGCCAAAGCGGTAATCCTGTGGTATTTGTCTTTTTCGACAAACACAAACCCTGGCGCCACAAATTCTTTGGAGGCAACCACATTTCCATTTGGCCCGTCCAGAACCTCGTAAAGCACAGAACCATAACTTACCAAAGTTCCGTGGTCATACGTATGGGCATGCCCAATCTCTACATCTCCCGCATTCTTAAAATACATCATGCGGGAATAGACATTACTAACGGCAATAACTTCAACACCAGGGTTATTCATAGTTTACTCCGGCGCTTTGGGCCACTGAGTGTTATCAGGGAAACCTACTTGAAGACGAATCTCGCGCAGGGCACGACGATACTCAACCCACGCAGCCTTTTTGCCCGATGTCATCGGAACATCAGGAAGCATCGACCAGTCGGACTCGGCCAACATCTTCTTGGCGCGATCCCACGCAAGTTCTGCCGCAGACGAAATAGCAGGCCCGGGAGGTGCGTCGCCTACCTCAATCCACCCCTGATCGTTGTAGGACTCGCCCAACCACGACAGATCACCGATCTGGTCGATGAACCCATGAAGGCCAAAGATCGGCCCCCAGTTCTCAGGCAGCGGCTGCGGCTCGCTTAGCGCGCTTCCGTCCGACAGTTTTTTGAGTTGCCAGAGTTTGCTCATTTGAATCACTCCTTGCCATCATGGCGGGTTGAAGTCCGGGCTGCTGCTCGGGCGCAGGGAGTCCCTGGCCTTTATTTTGCAGTGGGGCCATGTCATTTGCATGCGGGGGATGCCCTACACCGGGAAGATGTTGAGGGCCACGGTAGTGCGCGAGTTCTTCTTCCGTGTATTTCCAGTCCCGCCAACTGGCAAAGTCTTTGCGGGGTTGAATGTGAATATGACACCCGATACTTGCGGCCAGTTGATGAATCATCTCCGTCACTTCTACCGGCTGAAGGATGGCGAAGGTATTGGAGCCATCTACACGGCGCATGGAAACTTCCACCGTTCCACCGAAGCAAGTACCAATAGTAAATGAGCGAGCACGATTTTGTGTTTCCGCCAAAATCTGCTTGTGTGCTAGTTTCTCGTTCATTGCGGATTCCATGAAACTACTACTTGACCGCCAGATGCGACTGTAACTGGGTATGAAGCACCGCCAGTAACGCTCACACAACTGTAGTTTGTGGTATTGGCAGCAGCGCCTGGATTCCCACTATTGCCAGGATTCCCGACATCCCCTCTCCCGCCGCCTCCGCCACCGGCAGCGCCAGAAGGGTTCCTAGACATATTTACCGCTTTACCTGCTCCGCCACCGCCACCGCCGCCCGCCCTTATAGAAGACGCGCGAGTCGATGGTACGCCAGGAGTTCCACAGTTAAACGATGTTCCACCGGAAGACCCAGGTCCACCAAAACAAGAACCACCTGATCCTCCGTTGCCCGCCCCAGAGAAAGTGGCATTATTGCCAGGGCTGCCTGGATTGGTTACCCCTGCGCCCCCACCACCTCCGCCGCCGCACCCAAAAAATGCAGACCCCGCGTTACCACCGCCAGGATTAGCGGGTCCGCCGTAATTGTAGATACCGCAGCAAGGCCCGCCAACATAACAAAGTGTTGGGCCATTTCCAGAGTCGCCGCCACTAAGTCCGCCAGTCCCGCCGTTTCCACCTGTTCCGCCATTGCCGCCGGGAAAATTTTGCCCTATAGCACTAGATGCCGCGCCCACATTCCCGGGATTGCCCGCAGCGCCAGGGTTTCCCGGAGAACTAGTACAAGGCCCAGAACCTCCAAGACCCTGACCGCCGCCAAACGAAGCGCCTATTAAGCGATATGAATTATTGCAACCGCAAAAGCAAAAGGCAACAGCCGCGCCGCCATTACCGCCTTTCCCGCCATTGCCTGAATTTCCAGTACCGCCGGTATTCCCCGCATTCCCGGAAGCGCCTTTGCCTGAAAGATTTACTTTTGAAACACCGGCGGGGGCGGTCCAGGTGCCAGACGTGTTGAAAGTCTGAGTTCCACCAGGGGTAATTGATTTGCCACCAAATAAGGTTACTTTGGGTGTTCCTGCGGGCATTTGTTCCTCACTCGTAGTAGAACCAACCAGTCACGATGTACTTGCTGCGTTCACCAAAAACAGTATTACCTCGATGGGCGTGTGTAAATGCGGCAGGCCACAAAACCATTGTGTTCTCGGTCGGTTGCAACCGGCGCTGCTGATATAGAAACTCAGTTTCTCCTGCCTCTTCTTGAGTCAGGGTGTTTAGATACAGCATGTACACCAACACGCGCTCTGCGTGATCGCCATTACCTTGCTCGCCGTGCCACAAATGATAGCCGCCGCCAGGGTCGGTGCGTTGCATCTTCATGGCCGTACCGGTTATCTTGTTTCCCGTCAGAACAGAAAACTGTTCAGTGTAGGCGTCATAGCACTGTTGAAGTCCATCGAAAAACACTGATGTGGTTGACTTTGTATTAAATGGTGCGGCGGCATGAACTCCAAAGTTCAACCCAAGTTGCATGTCGTTTTTTGCATGCTTTGGTACACCTTCTCCACGTTGCCGGTTATGGCCTGCACCGGATTCCACCAGACGATCAAACTCTTTGATCAGGTGTTGACAATACCCCTCCGGGTACACATCCCGGTAGATGGCGATGAAGTCTTTGTACTCGGCGTTCATCGGAATGCAGGCCCAGAAATCCAGGCCACGAGAGATTGGCGGTTACCGCTTGTCACGGGGGTGACTTGGTGGAGTACATACGAAGGGAATGCTGCCACCAGACCCCGCTGTTTGCGAACGGTTTGCGGCTGACCACCAGTCATAACCTGAAGGTTTCCTCCCTCGTACTGGCTCGGGTCGGTCAGTTGAAGTACCAGACTGAGTTTCCGACTGGGGCTGAGTTTCCCGCCGTAGTCCTGATGCCATCCGTACATCCCCTGTTCTGATTGATCATAGTTGGTCAACTGAAGCGGCTCACCAAACCCCGTCAGGTCAAACCGAAAGTATTGAGCGTTGAGTGAAGAGGCAATGTGCCCCAACTTCTCAAATACCCAAGCGGTGTCCGGCGTTTTCTGAAGCCAAGACACTTGTGACCGGCGAACCTGCTTCAGTTCTTCTTCGTTCTTCATGCCACCGGCCTGCGCCCGCTGATCGGCCTTCTGAGCCTGCTCTTGGAGCCAGTTCAGTTCCTGCTCCGTGAACCCACCCTCCCACCAGACGAAGGGCTCTATGGGCATGGAGTAGGGGGTCAGCACATGCTGCACGGGCGCTCCTTGTGGGACACGATGAAGTGAATGCACCGCGTCGGGGTGTCGGCGTTGCTGCCGGTTAGTTGGTGCTGCATCCACGAGTTGGCGAACATCACGGACCCCGGGGCCATGTTGTTGAAGTGGATGTTGTTGGTGGCGTTGCTGACCTCTTCGCCCTGCACGAAGTCCAGTTCGATCATGGACTTGTTCATGCGGGTGTCGTGGTAGATCGGATACGCCCCACCCTGCGGGGTTTCAAGGAAGAACCACCCACACATCTGGCTGTTCTTGTGAACATGCACGTTGGTGCCGCCGCCTCGATTGATCTCCTGCGCCCAGAGGCCGGAGAGGTAGAAGTCGTACTTGTCTACCGCGTAGCCCTGACCACGAAGCAGGTCTACAACTGACAGCAGAAGGTAATCTGCCACTTCCCTGAAGGCAGGATCGTGCGCGAGATGGGCGGACTGAGACATCGGCCACTCGGGCTTGCGAACTTGATCCAAGTATTGGATGCATGTTGGCAGAACCTTTTCAGCCAAGTCGGGCCGCTCATCTCGGTAGACGATAGCCGGGAAGTAGGCAAAGCCTTCCATCAGGCGTTTACATACGCCTCAAGGGCGGCAGCAAAAGCCGTGATGTCAGCCGCAGTCACTTCACGAGTGTCCACAGGCTTGCTGCGGGCGTTCTCGATGAGAGTTTCCTTGGCAAGCCGCACGGCTTCCAGTTTTGCCCGCTTGGCCTCTGCCGCCATTTGATTGGCGTGGCGCGTGTTTTCCAGATCAAGTTGGAATTGCTGTTGTGCATCCATTTTTTGCTCCTATTAAGCCTTCATGTCCTTCATGGCAATATTGCCGTACCAAGTCGTGCCTCCGTTCGGGGTGAAGAAAACCCAAACATCGACGGCGTTCGCCGTGGTTGTACGAGACAGGGCAGATGCCCCGCCGGGGAAAACAAAACTACCGCCGGCCCAAGCCACAGTTCTACCGGCAGTACCGTCGTTCGTCAAGATCAACGTGAACGAAGACGAGCCCGTGGCGATGGGGTTGGACAGCGTGAATGTGCAGTTGCCGGTCAGCGTGGCTGTAAACACATTGGCGTTTAACAGATTGATGGTCGTGGCCGTCCCGGTGTTACCCAGGGCAGAGACCGTATCCGCGTAGGCCACCGGGCGGGTAAAGCCTGCGGAAGTGATCCGCAGTTCCTCAACACCGTTTACAGCAAAGGCCAGTTCGTTTGCCGCCGGGAAGAAAATGCCGGTGTCAAGGTCATCAGACTTGGTGATGACCGGGGCTGCTGCCGTCCCTGCGGACGATGCGGCGATCTGACCCCCCGACGTAATCCGTGCGCGTTCGGTGGCGTTGGTGTAGAACGTAAGAGGTATTGCTGTGGACGTTGCCACTCGAATTTCAGAAGAAGAACCTAATGTATAACCGACTAACGTGTTATTTGACTTGTAAGAATAAACAGAATCTGTTGAACCGTTAAGTTCAATCAAACCTCTACCTGAACCCGCCAAAGCACTTGCCGACGTTGTTCCAACCAACAAATCCCCACCAGACGTAATCCGTGCGCGTTCGACTGGGCTGCTACCGGCAGTTGTTGAAAATCTTATGCTTCCAGTTTTGGCGGTAGTGTCATCTGCAACCCCGGCTACATAAGCATAATCATG